CTGGATGACCTTTTCCGACGAACCGGACCGCGCCCCGACTATCGAGGCGTTTACCCTTTCGGACGCGGATAAGCAGTACCAATTCCTTTCGGAAGAAACCACCGCGAAGATTATGATAGGCCACCGCGTCACTAACCCGCAGATGTTCGGGGTTATGGTCGCGGGCAAACTAGGAGGCGGAAGCGAATTAGAGGCCTCTATGGACCTTTTCGAGCAGCAGGTAATCACTCCCTACCAACAAGTAATCGAAGAGGCCGTTAAAACGCTTCTAAACGCTTCGGGAGTGGATTCTAGTTTGGTAGAACTTTCGGAAGAACACAACCTCGACGGGGTAGCGGACTACCTCGAAGGACTAGGGGAGCAGATGGGCGACGACTGGGAGTTAATCGACGAACGAGAAGTAGACTACGACCGGGAAGAAGAGTACGACGCGCTTTGGACGTTTGCGCGTACGCTCCGGAATAACCCTCAAGCGAAGAGTTCGCAGGATAACGAAATCGTTCGGGTACGTTACGCGTACGCTCCTACGACCCTCGCAGACGGAAGGAGCCGCGATTTCTGCACGCGTATGATTCAGGCCATGAAGGTCTACCGGAAGGAGGATATTATGCAGGCCGGTAGTCAAGCGGTGAACGCCGGATGGGGACCGAACGGAGCCGATACGTACGACATTTGGTTATACAAAGGCGGCGGTTCCTGTCGGCATTTCTGGATGCGCCAAACGTACCTCAAGCGTAATAACGACCTCGTTTCTGTCAACGAGGCGAAGCGTCTGATTCAGGCCCTCCCGCCGGACGAACGCAAGAAGAACACGCTCGAAGAAAATGAGCGCAAGGTGGCGCAGCGCCCCCGCGACATGAAGAACCGCGGATTTCTCAAGCCCCGCAAATTCACAACTCCCCGATAATGGCCGAAGTACTCTTTATCAACCCGAACTACCTCAAGCGGGTAACGCAGTTAAACGGCGGGGTTGACGAAAACTATATCACTCAGGCGGCTATCCTCGCACAGGATAAGAACGTCCAAATCTATCTGGGTTCGGACCTGTACGACGCGCTACGGACGAAGATTAGCGGCGGAACTCTGACAGGGAATTACTTGACGTTGGTAGAAAACTACGTCCGAAAAGCTACGGCGTGGTGGACTATGGTAGAACTTCTTCCGACCCTTTACGTGAAAATCGATAACGGAGGTTTAGTTATCCGGAGTTCAGAAAATACCACGGCTATTTCTCAAGCGGACTACCACAGGGAACTGGAACGCTGTAGGCAAAATGCCAACTTCTACACTAACCAGATGTACCGGTACCTCTGCCAGAATCCTAGCCTCTTCCCGGAGTATTCTACCAACTTGCAGAACCGTATCTGTGCGCAACCGTTCAAGTACTATCAATCTGGACTCGCGATTTCTGGAACGTATACCGTCCCGAATATCACTCCAGAGTACGCCTACGCTATCAATAAATGAAGCAGGACCGGAACGCTAATATCGAAAAGCTAAAACGGTGGATGGATGGACGCACTACAGGAAATACGGGAGGGGCTAGCCCGGATAGAAACCAAACTCGACTTCCACAAAGAGTCCCTAGACAAACACGAGAAGAAAATCGAGAATCTTGAATTCAAGTGGCTCGGAAGTATCGGGGGAGTTGGAGTTATTATAGCGGGCTATCTGAAATCCCTATTCAATGCGTGAACTCAAGTACCTCGTTCTTCATTGTTCTGCTACTCCGGTTACTATGGACGTGGGGGCGGCAGAGATACGGAAATGGCACAAAGGCAAAGGGTGGAAAGACATAGGCTATCACTTCGTAATTAAGCTTTCGGGTAAGCTAGAATACGGAAGGCCTTTACAGCAAATCGGAAGCCACGTACTAGGGTACAACCGCGCCAGTGTCGGTATCTGTTACGTCGGGGGAGTAGAAAACAAGAAGGCCAAGGACACTATGAACCCGAAACAAGAAAAGACGTTCCGGGACCTCGTGGCGACTTTGCGAAATCGGTTCGGCCCTTTGGAGGTTTGGGGACATAACGACTTCACAGACGCGAAGGCATGCCCTTCGTTTAAGGTCGGAGAGAAATTCGCAGACCTCAAGCTAGACGTAAACGCACCCCTCCCCGACGAATGAGGTACTATTCTCCTACGGTCTTCGGTCTGGATATTGTCCCTTCGGATAATTTTCTCCTTCTTTCGGACGTTCACTTCGACTCGGTAAAGTGCCACCGTGAACTCCTAACGAAACACCTAGACGAAGCCAAGGAGAAGGGGGCGAAGGTCCTCGTATTCGGGGACTGGTTCGACCTGATGCAAGGCATGTACGACCCGCGAAGGAGTTACGCGGGCCTGCGACCCGAATACAAGTCTATCAATTACCTAGACGCGGTAATCGAAGACAGTATAGAATACCTGAAGCCGTACGCGGAGAACTTCGTTTTTATCGGACGGGGTAACCACGAAACGAATATCGAGAAGCGGTTAAGCACGTCCCCTATCGACCGGCTTTGTCAAGGACTTGGAGGGGTAACTCCAGGGCCGTATTCGGGATGGATTATGCTGCGAATTACTAGGGGAACCTTCCAGGAACGTTTTAACCTGCACTTCCACCACGGGTATGGAGGCAACGCGCCCCGCTCGAAAGGAGTGCTAAACGCCGATATAGACCAGAAGGAATGGCCGGACGCCGATATTATCGTGAGCGGTCACACCCACCAGAAGTGGCACCTGCCTATTTCGGTAGAACGGATTAACGAGAAAGGCAACTTAAGAGAGGACACGGTACACCACTTGAAGTTGGGGAGTTACAAGATGCTGGACCGGTTCGCGGGGTGGGAGGTCGAGAAGGGATTCGCTCAGCCCCGTCTGGGGGGGTGGTGGATGTACTTCGAAAAGCAAAGAATGCCGAGCGAGCGTTATCATATACGGATACAAGAAGCACACTAAAACCCTTTGACATGTGGGACTTTTTCGCAGAAAACTGGACCGAGATTCTTCTCGCGGTAATCACGCTTTTGGGCACGTTTACGGCGCTCACGGAATCCAAGAAGGACGACACAATTCTGGACATCTTCCGGCGAATCGTGAACGCGGTAGTTCTCGGACGGAACAAGTGAACCCCCTATTATCGATTTTAAGGGGTCTAGATTTAACTCAAATCTTTAAGACGAAGGGAGACCTCACCCGATGGTCTGCAAAGCGAACCGTGGGCGGTCTAATTGCGTCAACCGCTTGTTACGATATTATCGAGCACGGTATCACGTGGCCCGCGGTAGTTCTTTGCGCGGTTGCCATTGTGCCCCTTTGTATATCTTTGGGTCGCGATTCATAGAAGCAGGTTTGTGTAGGCCTCACCTCTTAGCGAAGGGGTGGGGCCTTTATCTTTGACCCGAACGCTGGACGTGTGGAACGTGCATTCGTTTGTTTGATAATTTGGTAAAGGGCTGCTCGAAACGTCGGGCGGCCCTTTTTTCTTCCCAGTAGGTTAAAAAAAGATTCAGGAAAGTTTGCAGGTATAGAACTTTCGCGTATCTTTGTCGGGTCAAACAAACAAAGCCATGGAAGACTACACACTGATTCCGGTCGAGGACGTGCAAATTCAGCACCTCGAATTCGAATGCCACTATGAAGCCTATTCCGACGACGACGACGGGTCGTGGGCCGGGGATTGCGTAGACGTTCAGAAGGTATTTCTCTGCTTTAAGGGAGTACAGATAGACGTGACGGAAGTAGTAACCAGTTCTGCGGATTTCCGCGATATGGTACGGGACTGGGTAATTGAAAGCAAAGGGTACTAATGCGCGAACTCAAGCCGGACGTGTGGGAGTACTACCAGTACTACCGAAAGAAACTCGCAGATAAAGACGAATACGGAATCGAGTGGCATTTGCTGAACCTAGCAAAAGCCATTCGAGACCTTAACGATTACATCGAATCAAACCACCAAAACACGGTTAAATGAAAATTGCACAAGTAACCCAGAACGGAACGTGGGAGAGCCAGTACGGCCTCCTTTACCGGATGGAAATCATTCTCGAGGATAACCGCGCCGGGGAGGTCCTCGCAAAGAAGCCGGACCAGTGGAAAGCGGGGGACGTGGTAGAAATCGTAGAAGCCAAACCTAATCCTATGGGCTTGACAAAATGGAAACTCCAGAGGCCGCAACCCGGAGGCGCGAAGCCGGACGACGTTCAGCGACGTATCGACGCGTCGTGGGCTATCGGTCAAGCTATTCAGCTGGGTTTCGCGGGCGGCGAATCCCTTCCCAGCGATGAACGTCTTTTGGAGCGTGCCCAGTACCTCCTTACTCTGCGGGATAAACTCATGCAGATGTAATGCCGCGTAGTAAACCTTTAGTGACAAAAAACACGGCGACCGATATACGGATGTACTGGGAAGAAAACCTATTCGCCAACTTATCGGGCCTTATGAAACTAGGCAATTTCTCTAAATTAGAAGCCCTCCAATACATCGAACAATATGAACCCACGAACCCCTCTAGAGTTGATGCTATTAACTCATTACAGGACGCTAAGCGGCGCGGCGGAAGCCATTGGCGTAACCGTGCAAGCGGTCCGGAGTTGGAGTTATGAGAAGCCCGCGAACTTCCTGAAGTACATACGGGAATGGAACTCTATCACTGGGACTCCGTTTGAGGCCATTATTAAGGCCGTGACGGACACCGAAACCCGTTTGAACTCATGACCTCCGGACGCTGGATTCCAGAGCGTATATGGACCTTAAAAGGCCTCTCTATCTTGGAGAGGCTTTTTTTGGCCGAGGTCGCTGGGTTCGTAGATACCGGGAAGGAGTGTTTCGCCAGTAACGAATACTTCGCCGAACGTCTTACCTGCTCGGAGATTCAGGTTCGGAAGATGATAGTACACCTTCTGGAGGCCGGATACCTCGACCGGGAAGGGTACGGGCATACCCGGAAACTTGATATTTCAGAACAGGTTCCGAAGGGAAGTTGTATACAAAAGAACAAGAAGTTGTATAAATCAGAACAAGTAGTTGTAAAAAAAAGAACACATACTAAACTAGTAAGTAGAATAGAGAGTACTAGTATAGATATTAAGAAAGGGAAGCCTGATATTTTGATGCCTTTTGAAGGTTCGGAGTTTGTCGAACTCTGGGCCTCGTGGAAAGAATACAAGCGGACCCACTTTAAATTCTCGTTCCGTACTTTGCAGTCGGAGCAGGTAGCGTTACACCACCTCCAGAAAATATCAAACGGCGACTATGAAACAGCGCGAACAATCATTGGAACGGCCATCGCAAACGGGTGGCGCGGTCTCTATCCCTCGAATTCAGGAACTGGTAAAGGCCGGGCCGGAGCAAATGCACCGGAATGGCACAAGCGTTTCACGGGCGAACTCTGAAAGTCCGGAACTCCTTCGGGCCTTTCTGGGTCGCGAAATCGTACGACTGTCTCAAGCGGTTAAGGTCAATAATACGTTCTCCAGTGAGGAGGACGTACTGACAGCCGTAGAAGACATCATAGACGAATTCCGGACCCTAAAAATTGAGGAGGTAGTACACGTCTTCACCCAGATACGAAGAGGTAAGATAGACCTTTACGGGCGGCTCGATACTCCCACGCTCTGCGGGGCCTTAAGAGACTACGACGTGAATACGGCCTGCGAGTTCCGCGAAAAGCACTACAAAGAGGCCCTAACCACGGAACCCCTTTCTCCTTTGTTTGGGGACATCCTCAAGACACTCCCGGAGGTTACGCCTACGTTCGCCGAAATCATGCAAAGACGGCCTAAATTGACCCCCGAACAGAGAGCCGAAATTCATGCCCGCGACAAAGAGAGGTGGAACACAACGGGCGCGACTGGTGGCGACGCTTGACCAAATCTTCTCCCGGTATATCCGGCTTCGGGTATGCGACGAATACGGCTATTCGGAGTGCTTTACGTGCGGAGTTCGCAGACATTGGAAAGAAGTCGACGCCGGGCACTTTATCACGCGGGCCAAATTCGCTACGAGGTGGGACCCGGTAAATGTTCAGTTCCAGTGCAAACGCTGCAACATGAACGGAGGGAAGCAGTTCGAGTTCGGACTGAAGATAGACGGTATCTACGGGGAGGGAACGGCCGAAGAAATACTAATCAAAAGCCAAAGGCCCGCGCGTTATTCAGTAGCCGACCTCGAACAAATGATACGGCTATATAAATCTGAAGTTGGAAAACTCGAAGGCATTGTGGGATGAGTTCGTTACGGCGAATTACAGTTACCTCCTCAAAGTAGCGGGTAAATTCTGTACGGAACCTACCGACCTCGTTTCACATACCTACTTGCGGGTAATCGATAAGAGTTTTAAGGAAAAGCCTATGGGCTACTTCTGTACGGCTATGTACGTAGAGGCCACACGAGGGAAGTTCAAACAGTTGTATACGCTTCAGGATACCCCGACACCCAAAGAACCAGTAGCAGAACCTGGGTTTGAGCGGTCGGTTAAGCTGGAGCAAATAGAACTGTACATCGACCGCCTCCAGTGGTTCGACCGAATGATTATCCGGCTCTATATCGATGGGCACAAACTGTCCGAAATTGCGGAAGAATCGGGCATTAAGCCCGCGACCCTTTACCAGTCCCTACACCGAACTAAAAAGCTAATAGCCGATGCTATTCGTAAGCCAGCAGAAAAAGGCCGAAAGGCTGGAGGTTTGTAAGTCGTGCGAACACTACAACCGTTCTACGCGGAGTTGTGGCACGCTTCTGAAGCGTAAGAAGGTCAAGGGCGGGACGTTGTGCGGGTGCTTCATGCCAGCCAAAGCCTCCCTAAAAGCAGAGGCCTGTCCCCTGAAGAAATGGCCCGCGCTAATCACTCCCGAAGACCTCCAAGAACTGCGGGACTTTCTGGGGCCTCTGGAGAAGTTCATTAGCCGGGAGCAGAATTTGAAACTTACGGAACTCTACAACCGTACATACCACACAAACGAAAGCCCCAGTAACTGCGAATCGTGCGTACGGAACATGATAGAAAACCTCAAGAAAGTAGCTTACGCGGACTCCGAAGCGTACGTCTGGAAAGAGACCGAACGGGTACACGAATCTTTGGCAACTGAAAAAAAAGATGCCGAACGTTTGCAGGAATAGAAAACTTGCATATCTTTGACCCATCAAACAGACGAAAAAATGGAACTGACCTACGAAACCTGCAAAGCCGCCGCCGCCTACTACGAGAGCCGCGGTTTCGTCGCCGAGATTTATAGCGACCCCTTCGAGGGGTACAAACTCGGAATTGAATTCCGAGACCCGCACGGTAAACTGATTTTCGTGTGGGTAGATTCTTACAGCATCGATTACGTAATCCTGCAAAAGACGAAATGAGCCTCGAGTACAAAATCCTCGAGCGGCAGTACATGAACCTCCACAAGAAGTACGCCGCCGCCCACGACTTTATCGAAGAAGTCCAGTTAAACAGCATCGATTACGTAATCGTGCAAAAAGCGAAGAAGGTCCTCACCGAATTAAAAGACATCGACTAATGCCAAACCACTACACCGCCGACGGGCCACGGGTCCAGAGCAGCAGCATCCCCGACCGGGGTCCGGACTCGTTCAACGAATGGCACGAGGACATGAATTTCGAACGCGACCTCGAAAGGATACTCGAGGATTTCAAGTACCAGATTCGCGAAAAGGTACGCGTGGCCTATTACGCGAATAAGCGGTAACCCCTAACCAAGGAAACATGAATAATTACATTTTGTTGGAACTGCTCGGACATAAGGACGCGCGACTGGTGTACGTCAACCTCGACACCGTTACCCATGTACTCGAGGAACACACCCTACGCAGTACGGGTTCTAAACTCTGTTTTACCGACGGAACGAAACTCGTAGTAAAGAAGGACATTCATTCACTTGCGGAGGCTATCGCACGCCGCGGAGAATAATTACGGAACTATGCCATATCGTTCTAGCCTTACTCTTGATTGGCTTCATGGATTTTATCTTAAAGGAAAAATTAGTCCATCCGTATGGGAGGAAATGAAGCACGTACTAATTCATTGGCAGCAAATTGAGGAAGAAAATGAATTAACATATATGAATGAATTGGAGGAATCGGATAAAGAATCATTTCGAGACGGTTACGAAGCGGCGCGAGTAGATTGGCCGGTAGATAGGTTTGCACCAAATCAAAATATAGTTTCAGAAGCGAAAAAATTTGCACCTCGTTTAGTAAAACCGTCGAAATTACCAGAGAACGATTTGCAACTTCGGGAGCATTATTTGCAAACAGCACACGAATTATTATTAGACCTTGCAGAACCCCAAACACCAACAAACGATGAGCACCCTATCCCTTAACGCCTACCGCGAACAGGTACAAAGCGGTAAAGACCTCCCGAAGGTCTACCACGTCTATTCCTTAATCGACAAAACACCTGGAGTAAGCCTAAACTACCTCCGAGTCGTGTCGCAGTACCCACACCAAACCCTAACCTCCGCTATTTCGCGGCTGATGGATTCAGGAATGGTATACCAGTCCGACGCGGGAGACTTCTACCCCGTCCCGGCAGGATACGAACCGCGATACAACGAAAACAGAAGGCAGGACCGATTCCGCAAGTGGATTAACCTCGGACGGCGCGAAGGCTTTTTCGATGACTGGATGAGGGAAGAACTAGCACGCGGCTGATGGAACACCTAAACAATATCCTCGCCCTCTGTCTTATCGTGGCCTTAAGCATGGTAATAATCGCAATACTCGAAGAATGAGTTACACGAAAGAAGAACGCCACCAGATAGCGGCGCAAATACTCAAGTACGCACGGGAGGGGAAGATTCATTCGTACGTACCCAGACCTACGTACCACCTAGATAGCCAGTACACGGAAAGAATCCGGCCGGCCGACGCGGTAGACCGTGCATGGCTCGAAGTAGTAGCAAGGGACGTAATGGGCGAAATTTGGCACGATGAAGAATACTGGACCACAACGGGCAAAGCTTGAGACCCTCAAGCCAAACCCGAAGAACCCCCGCGTAATCAAAGACGACAAATTCCAGAAACTCGTTCAGTCGATTAGAGCGTTCCCGCAGATGTTAGAGGTACGCCCTATCGTCTGCACGCCGGACGGGGTTGTATTGGGCGGAAATATGCGTCTACGGGCTTGCAAAGAAGCCGGACTGCGGGAGGTTCCCGTTCACGTAGTCTCGTGGCTCGATTCCCAGCAGGAAGAATTTATCATAAAGGATAACGTAGGGTACGGAGAATGGGACTGGGATATCCTCGCGAATGAGTGGGACGCAAACCAACTCGAGGACTGGGGACTCGATGTGTGGACTCCTGAAGAAGAGACCGAGGTTCGCGAAAAGGACACGGAGGACCAGAAGTGGAAGTTAGGAGACCACACCCTCCAAGTAAAGGAACACGCACTACCCGAAAACACCACACAAATAGCGGTAGTCATTCAAGCGTGGGAGGACTTTACAGGAAAGAAGGCTGAACTCGTTAGTTAAGTATGGAGACCACAAAACCAACATCCAAAAAAGCGGCTATGCTCGAAGCGTTGGAGGTGTCTTTGGGTATTGTCTCGACAGCAGCCAAGAAAGCAAACATAGACCGAACGATACACTACGACTGGCTTAAGAGCGACCCAGAGTATAAGGCAGCGGTAGAGTCCATCCAAGAAAGCGTAATCGACTTTGCAGAATCGCACCTATACAAACTCGTAAAAGAGGGAAACCCCGCCGCGACTATCTTCTACCTGAAGACCAAAGGAAAGAAGCGCGGATATATCGAGCGACAGGAAATAGAAGTAACGGAACGCTCGCCCCTTTCATGGCTTAACGGCGAAGGCCTTTGAAACTCGCTAAGACGTACTACGACGTACGCAACTGCAAAACCCGGATACAGGTACACCAGGGAGGTACCCGTTCGGGCAAAACGTATTCTATCCTGCTTTCGCTCGTGGAGTTCTGTTACAGGAACCCAAACGGCGGGGCGGTACTCACCATTTGCAGAAAGACCTTCCCGGCCCTCCGGGCTTCCGTTATGCGGGACTTCTTCGATGTACTCAAGCGCGAAGGAATCTACACAGAGGTAAACCACAACAAAAGCGACGCCACCTATATTCTCGAGGGGAACCTGATAGAATTTATCAGTATTGACCAGCCCCAGAAGATACGCGGACGCAAACGGGACGTACTTTTCATAAACGAGGCGAACGAACTAAACCTCGAAGACTTCAGGCAGTTACTTATCCGAACCACGGGTAAGGTACTTTTGGACTACAACCCGTCCGACGAATTCCACTGGATATACGACCACGTAATACCTCGAGAAGATGCCACGTTCTTTCAGTCGACGTTCCGAGATAACCCCTTCCTTGAACCGTCCCTCGTTACCGAAATTGAACGGTTACAAGTGGCCGACCCCAACTACTGGAGAATCTACGGACTCGGAGAGCGGGGACAATCCCGAACCACAATCCTCACCCACTGGAGCCAAACCGAAACCATAGACCCACGGTTTAAGCTGGTAGCCTACGGGCTCGACTTCGGGTACACGAACGACCCGACGGCGTGCGTAGCGGTCTACTCGGACGGGGAAGCGTTCCTGCTCGATGAGGTACTATACCAGAACGGCCTTTCAAATAGGCAGATATTCCAACTGCTCGAATCGGAGGTAGGGAAGAACACCGTTATCGCAGACAGCGCCGAACCAAAGTCTATAGACGAACTACACGGGTACGGGATGAACGTACACCCGGCGCGGAAGGGTCCCGACTCCGTACGTGCGGGAATTCAGTTCTTCCACTCCAAGCCTTTGGCGGTTACCTCCAGGTCCTTAAACCTGATTAAAGAATTACGGAACTACAAGTGGAAGGAGGACAAAAACGGGAAGAACCTCAACGAACCTGTAGACGCATTTAACCACGCCATAGACGCGGCGAGGTATGCGGCTATGTTCAACCAGAGTAACCCGAACTACGGTAGGTACCGCATAGGGTGAAAAAAAGTTAGGGAAAAGTTTGGAAGGTTAGAAGTGGTATCCTATCTTTGCTTCATCAAACAAACGGAAAACATGACCTTTTCAAACCTCCCCTTCGGCACGACAGTCCTTTACAACGACGCTTGCAACGTTGACTACCGCTTAACCGTTATCGGTCAATTCTCGGACCAGTTCGGTACATGGGTTGAAGTTCTCACCGAAACCGGATACATCGAGCCCTTCAGCGGAAGGACAGAGGTAGACGGAAAGCGGTACACAATTGCCTAAACGAAGCGAAGGCCCTCCGGGGCCTTTTTTTATGCCCTAACTTTGAGGAAATCACTTCTTCCCGTTATTTCCTCGATGCGTTACCCTACCAACTGGAGCCAGCTAACCCTAGGGCAGTTACAGGTCCTTTGCACAAAGTCTACAGACCTGCAAAAGGTTTGCGCCGTTTGTGATATTTCGGAACAAGAAGCCCGCACTATTCCGATGGGCGACATCTACGAAATACTAAACCGCGTAAACCACATTCCCGAAGAAGCGCGGCACGAACCTATCATAACCCTCGAAGGGAAGAAGTACGGATTTATTAAAGACTGGGACGAGTTCACCACGGGAGAATGGATTGACTGCGAAAGCTATCAAGAAGACTTCTGGGCAAACGCTCACCGCATCATGGCCGTCCTGTATCGGCCTATGAAATACCACGTAGGCAAAGAATACAAGCTGAAGGCATACACCGCCAAAGAGGACGCGGAGCCTTTTAAGAAGATGCCGGCCGACCTCTTTTCGGGTGCCCTGCTTTTTTTTTGGAATACAAGAATCGTACGTCTACAGACTTTGCAAGCGTCTTTACTGGAGGCGGGGGAAGCGGTTCTGCACTCGCAGACAAGTGGGGCTGGTACCCGGTCCTCTATCAGCTTTCGGGAGAGAGTTTCCTCCGTATGGAAGAAGTTACGCAAAAGCCAATTAACGTCACCCTCCAACACCTCGCCTTCTTAAAAGACCTTGCGCACGAGTTAAAGCAAAGACGGTAAACATCTTTAAGGCCCAAAACACCCCGTAATGATTACTCTAAACACCATTATAAAGCGGTTCGAAGACTTCGCAGATAACCACTTCTTTATCCGGTCCTTTTCGTTTGGGTCCCCGGAAGACGTGGACCTGCAGAAGTTCGATTCGTACCCGCTTATGCACGTAGTCTATACGGGGGCTACGTACGAGGACACCACGAAAACGCTGGACTTCGAGGTATATATCTTCGACCTCCCCAGCCACTACGAATCGAAGACAGAGCGACAAAAGGAAATAGTAAGCGACGCGGAACAATGCGCGGAGGATATCCTCGCAGACATCGCGAACGGGGGTAACATCTTCATCTTCTCGGAGGATTACGAAGTGGTAAACGCCACGGTTACCCCTCTGCAAGAAGCGGGGTCTAACGTCCTCGCAGGGGTACTTCTGGAACTGGGTATTCAACTCCCGTACGACCGTAGCGCGTGCGACGCTCCTATAGACGGGGTACAACCTGAAGGGGGCGGGTTCGTCTACGCACGTAGGGGCCTTCTGCGGATGCTCACGCAGGACGGGACCGTGGACGTCCTTTCGGTAAATACTATCAAAGTAGCGAACGGCACCCTCACGGACGAAGGAAACGGGGTAGTTAGTTTAACGACTGGAGGCGGCGGTTCGCTCGACGACCTTACCGACGTAACAATTACGGACCCTCTCGACCACGACGCGCTGATTTACGACGAGGTTTCGGCGGAGTGGATTAACGGAGCGCCTCGCGCCCTCGATATGGCCGTATACAACGGTTCAGGGTCTGTAATCGCAAAGGGGAAGCTACTGAAGGCCATAGGCAGTCACGGAGACAAAGTTTCGGTAGGCCTGTTCGACTTGGATGTAGATAGCCCGATGTATCTGGTAGGGCTTGCGGAGGAGCAGTTAGCAATCGGAGGCACGGGCCACGCACGTACGTACGGGGAACTTCGGGGAATCGATACGAACGCCTACGCCATAGGAACGATTCTATACGCTTCTGGGACGGCGGGCGAACTCTCGAGTACGGCGGGCGTTCCGGCTATCCCGGTAGCAACGGTTACACGGTCACAACAAAATACCGGACGCCTATACGTACGGACCTGGACTCCCGGAAACGAAGAGCCAGCATTTAGCACGTTTGCAGTATCGGGACAATCTAACGTAGTAGCGAATGA